GATACTTCTCCGCGTGGTGCGCGTCTGGCGGGTGGGTCGATCGCGTCCTCGCCTTCGACCGACATCAGGACGCTAAAGCCGTCGCAATGGGCGAACTCGATCACACCGCGAAGCTCAACTGCTACCGGGATCGATTGCAAAAATATTCCGCGAGCTCGGTCCGAGCTGGTATCAGGGCGATGGCAATTATCGAGCAGTCTCTCGAGTCTATGGAGCTCGAGCTCGCAAAAGGCGAGGGCGGAGGCGTCATTCCTCCCCAGCACCTTCCTAAATTCGTCATGGCGACCGCGAAGCTATTCGAGACGGCCGCGGAACAAGAAGGCCGGGCGCTTGCCGTCGACTCTCTCCTCGAGGTCCTAACGAGTGAGAGCACGAAATTACATTGATCGAGCTCTCGCCTCGATCTCCCCTCTAATTCGGAAGGTCGAATCCGCGGGAGCGGAGTCCGCGTTCCCGACCGAGGGAGCGTTCGCGGAGCAGTATCTCAAGACGTACCGCCCGCACGACGCGCAGGTATCGCTTGCGAACGCGATGGTTACGAATCGATTCGTCGTGGTCGTAGCGGGCCGTCGATCGGGTAAGACCTACGGGGGCGGGCGAGAGTTCTTGAAACGTATCGTTCGCGACTTCAACGCGGCACGCGACCGCGGAGAGGTCTGGACTCCGCCCGCAACGATATCAAAGGAAACTAAACCACACCTCTGGTATTGGTGCGTCGCTCCGACCTACGCTCTAGGGATCTATCAGCGGCGCGAGATATTCGAGGTTCTGGGCGGGGTCGACTCCCCGCTTATCCTCCGCTACTCGAGTTCTGAGAACGCGCTTTGGCTCCGCGGCGGGATCTTGATCGAATTCAAGACGGCTGACAATCCGCTCCGACTCGTGGGGTCTGGTCTCCACGGTGCGTGGCTCGACGAGGCCGCTCGGATCAAGGCCGCAACATGGGAGGATAACCTCCGACCGGCACTCTCCGACCGGCTAGGCTGGTCGCTGTTCACGACCACACCACTAGGGAAAAACTGGGTCTATCAGGATCTGTGGGACGTGGAGCGCGAGGGATTCGCGAACGTGCACTTTAGGACCGTCGACAATACCTCGCTCCCGCACTTGGTTAAGGAGGTCGAGGAGGCTCGAGGGACACTCTCGCGCGCGGTATTCAAGCGGAACTACGAGGCGTCGTTCGACGCGTTCGAGGGTAAGATATTCGAGTCCTACCTCGACGACGCGACGCACGTCGTTAGGTCGCTCCCGGTTATTTACCGGAGGTTCGCGGGGATCGACTGGGGACACTCTAACCCGGGGAGTCAGATCGAGATCGGACTCTCGGTCGACGGGTATCTCTACGCGTATCGCGAGGACTACGTCCGCGAGCTCCCGTTAACTCCTCCGCCTAATTCGCTTGGGGTCGACGCTTGGACAAACCGCTTCCAGGCGGCGCGAGATCGGGGAGTCGATCACGCTTGGGCTGATCCTTCCGAGCCGTCAAACATAATCCTTTGCAGACAAAGAAAGCTCGACGTTAGGCGCGCGGATAACTCGGTTAACCCGGGGATCGACTTGCTGGCGACGTTGCTAAAGCCGGTTATGCGGGCGGACGGTGTCCTCCGCCCGACCTTGTATATTCACGAGTCTTGCGAGAACCTCCGGAGGGAGCTCGCCTCTTACCGGTGGGACGACAAGACGGGCAAACCCGTCAAGCAGGACGATCACTCGGTCGACGCGCTCCGTTACGGCGTATATACCGAGGCGAAGAAAAACAGACTTTTCGTCACTAAAGAGATCGCGGACAAGCTCGGGTTTGACGCGTTCGAGTTGGCAGCATGATAGAATGATAGAATCCGATGGCGTTCGCAAACTACGGGAGGCGCTCAAAATGGCTAAAGTATTAGGCTACACGGAACGGGAGGCGCGCTTTAACACCGCGTCGCGGTATTACTGGGGACGCCAATATGACGACCTCGAGGAATGGTCGACTGAGGGCCTCCCGCTCCGCGAGAAGCGCCCCTCCGTACAGATCGCGCTAACCAAAAAGGCGGTCAATCGAATCAACTCGCATCTATTCGGGGAGGGGCGGCAACCCTCGTGGAAAATCGAGCAAGACGAGCCAGACCTCGAGGCAGAGCTCGCTACCATTATCAACGCAAGCGGCATTCGTCGACGCTACTCCGAGCTCGGACGCTTAGGTTGCCTTCACGGAACCGTTGCGATCGGGTTTTATGTGTTTGAGGGTGGGCGGATCGACACTGAAGTTATCAACGCGGGGAAGGCCGTCCCGAAGTTCGGCCGCGAAGATCGAAAATTGGCTATCGAGCTCGATATCGGATTCGACGAACTCCTCGAGCTTAAAGAATATTGGCGGACCTATCGCGAGGACGAGGAGTCCGGAGAGACGGTCGAGACGTGGCATCGTCGCGACTGGACCACGATCGCGACCATTGAGTACAAGAAGATCGACGGACCGATCGAGAACGTCGAGCAGCTCAAGTGGATCGAGGACAAAGAAGCGAGCGTCTACCACGACCTCGGGTTCGTCCCGGCGGAGTGGATTACCCCGCTCGAGGTCTCCGGGGATATCGACGGAGCTCCGATCGTCGACGATCCCGAGTTCAAGCTCGAGGACGAGATCAACTATACACTCTCGCAGACCGGGCGAGGGATTCGATATAACCAAGAGCCGACACTAGTCTTTACTGGGGTCGGGAACGACGACGATCTCGCGATCCGACGAGGCGCGAACAATACTCTTATGGTGCAGACGGACCCGATGCGCGAAGGCGGTCAGCCAGGCGACGCGAAGCTCCTCGAGATGATGGGCAACGGACCGACAACCGCGATGGATTACGTCCGGATGGTCCGAAACATGTATAACGAGATCGCGAGCGTAGTCGATCACGACCCCGCGCAATTCGTGGGCGCTGCTTCCGGTGTTGCTCTCGAGAGACTCCTCTATCCAATGGTTATGCTCGTCCAAAACCTCCGCCCGGAATACGAGGAGAAGATCGGGCGATTGCTTTTAAAAATGTTGCGAGCGACTGGAAAGGTCAACGTGGGCGACGATATCCGCGTCTCCGCGGTGTGGCCTCCGGTGGTCTCTCCGACCTCGACCGATCTACGGGATTACTCCGCCTCGATTATTCAGATCTACGAGCTCGGCCTAATCGACCGGCGTAAGGCGATCGAGTTCCTCTCGCCGTTCCTGGACATCGAGGACGTCGACGAGTTCCTCGCGGGCGTCGACGCGACCGAGGCAGCGGCCGGGACAACGCAGACCCCAGCGGCTAACGAGAGGGCGTAACCCGTGCCGAAAGTCCCGGACGAAATCCTCTCGATGGCGAGGACGCATCACGCTCAACTCCTAATGCTCGAGCGCGAGGCGCGCGTCCGGGTGTCCAAGGTCCTCGACCGGGCGGTCCGTCGAATTGCGATTGATCGCGAGTATCGCGTCTACTCCGATCTCGAAGCGTTGCAGGCGAGCGAGATCGAAATCCTCGCCAAGCTCACCGCGAGGGATACGACCGCGGACCTCGAGGTAGCTCTCGGAGAGATACTCGATAAGGGCCTCCTAATGGCGCCGAATCACGCGTCGCGGGAGATCGGAGCGTGGCTTGCGCATCACGGCGCGGAGGCGCGACCGCTTAACCTCGCGGCGCTCTCGGAGCTATCTCGCCAGTCTGTGATCGAGCGGATCCCGAGCTCGCTCGCCCGCTGGGGTCCAGACGTTGCGCGCAGGGTTCGCGAGGAGCTCGCGGCCGCGACTGCCTCGAGGACGTTCGCGGGTCAGACGATCGACGCTTTGCAAGGTGCGCTAGGCGCGGAGCGATGGAAGGCGGACAGAGTATTCCGGACCGAGCTATTTACCGCTTACAACGCATCACACTTGGAAGGGCTGACGACCGCGCGCGACGTGTTCGACGTCCCGGTTAAAAAGTCCGCGATCGTAACATTCGACTCGAGGACCGGGCGAGACTCCTACGCGATGCAAGCTCAGGTTAGAGAGCTCGAGGAAATGTTCGTCGACGGAGAGGGGCGCAGATTTTTACACCCTCCCGGACGGCCTAACGACCGAGAGAAAGAAATTCCGTGGATCGACGAGGGCGAGGACTACGACTTGATCTCGACGAGCGAGGGGATCGAGAAAGTCGAGGCGGAGAAAGCCAGGAATCGGGAGCTCGCGGGCAAGGTTCCGAAAGCAACGGGGGCAGTTCCTCCCGCACCTAAACCGCTATCCGCGCCCGATACGTTCGAGGGGCGTCGAGAGCGAATGCTAATCGACTGGACGAACGGCTCGAGCTCCGAGAAGTCGGTCGCGCTAAAAGAGGCCGCGCGGACCGAGTTCGGTCTCGACGGGGCGCTATGGAATCCGCGCGGGCGAGGACTACCGGACCCCGACGGCCTCGAGCTCCGTCGCTCCGACCTCCG